GTTTAGATTTTTCTAACAATCCCTCAACCAACCAGGAACGAGGCGGTGGTTCACCCTTTAATTGTTTAATAGAGAAACTTCTAATGCCTAAACCTTGATCGCTTATCTCTAACTTAACTGCATCTAGGCCTTGCTTGATAGCCAAGTCATTGAAATCACCTTCAATGGATGGGATTCTAACCAAACAATTGTAATACCTGGTGGCTATCTCTTCCGCTTTCTTGCGTCCGATATCAGTTTTATCGTTATCAAAGGCTAAATAGATCCTGGCGTCCGTCTTTTTTCTTATGTTTTCTACTGCATCATTACCAAAGTTAGCTGAAAAAACACAAGCCACGGGTATTTGTGTTGCATCCCATACGCTTACGCCTGTAGCCATGCCTTCAACCACGACCAAAGATTCAACTTTGTTTAAAGAATTAAAATCAGTACCAATTAAAAAGATGTTGCCTTTAACTTGACCGGCAGAGACAAACCTTTTGGATCCATCTTCCTGGATATATTGCAATGATCTAATTTCGCCATCTAAATTATAGATAGGCACGACCAAAGATTTATTGTGTAGTTTTAAAGAATAACTTTTGATTTTTTTAGCTTCCAGGTAAGGATGCTTGATAACTTCTGAGTAAGTTTTAAAACGATTCTGACAATCTTTTGCAACTTCCTCATACCTTTGTAGCTTTTGTTTCTTGGCCTCTTCCTGGGCCTGTTGCATCTTTAACTGTAGATCTTGTCTTTCATTTGGAGTAAGTGTATTGATCTGGACAGAACTCCATTTGTATTCCGCCCCCGTTCTCCAATTTCCGTAAGTTGCGAATATGTGATTATGAACAACATTAATAACATACCAACCTGATTTCTCATTACCTTTATCCGGCCTCACTCCCGGAGTTGCTTGTACTGGGATCCTTACCAGATCCCCACTTGTGTTTAGAAAGCCGACATTTAATCCTATTGTTTGCATTTCTGCAATAAGATCAGCTTCATTGCCTCTATTTTTTTCTAAATAACTCTTATCTTTATTCAGTCCGTGTCTTATCTTGTATTTTGTAAGATCCATCTACCCCGTTCCTTGCCCTTTCGTTGGCGTGTTTTAAATATTCCCTGGTATAACTCTCAAAAAAATTGATCCTATCGTCCTCACTCCAATCACGAAACGCCCAACTTTTATTTTTAACAGAAAATTCCTTATATCTTTCTTTCAGTTTAGATTTAGCATGAAGAACACCGGCCCTAGATACTTGTGCCACCTTAGGCGATCTATTACCTTTCTTAATCTCTTCTTGATGTTCCATGCTACAGGCTCCAAACCATTTACCATCAACCTCGACCAGAAGAGGCCCTACTGGATCGCCACAGCAACCGCATAGTGAGGGCCTATCTGATTCTAAAAAGTTAAAATGGGATGTTGTCTTCGACTTGACTGTTGGAAACAGGCTCATCCACCTTTACTTCTTTTGTTGACTTAGGTGCTGACCACCCCTTGCCTTTCATATCATCAATAGCAATGTAGCCTTTTGCATCTTTAACTGCGTGTGCTCTTACTCTTGAACCAACCATAGCGGAACTATCATCCGGAAAACCATCCGGAAATCCACAGGCTAGTGCCAATCCGTGCAATGATGATAGACCAAGGTTAATCGCACCTTCACTTGTATCATGGTCTACTGTAAAAGCATGACCAATCATAAAGTTAGGTTTATCAACGACTCTAAAGAGAACCTTTAAAGCCACCCATCCATTCTTACCCTGGATTTCCTCATCAGAAACATATTCAAAATCATATGTTCCTGGTTCGAGTTCTTCCAAAATACTACTTTCGGCCTGAGCCTTATACTTACTTAAATCCATATATACTCCTTATCCTGGATCGTAGCTGTGATAGTCCGAGATATATTCCACGAACTCTTCACAGTCTTGGTTAATACAAATAAGTTGATGTAAGCCATCGAGAGGCAAATCGTTGTTATCCGGATCCATGCTATCAATCAAAGGATTTAATAACTTTTGGATCTTAGCCATAACACGCTTTGTTCTTTCGACTTCCCCCAACTTACTCACCTTTATCTTCCCCCAACATAGCCTTTCTAATTTCCGGCCATGAGAAGGGAAGAACATCCGGTAATGCGTACCTATTTTTTGCAAGATAGGCAGGTTTCTCACGACAGTAAGCAACCACATCACCAGACACCGCTTTTGTTGTCATTGTTCCACCTTTCCCTTGGACCTTCATAGTTCCAAGTTTATAGTTTGCAAAGAAACAACAATCGCTGTGTTCCAAAATTAAATCGGCACTTTTTCGGTGAAGCTTAAGTTCATGGCGGTCAAAAGCTTCTATCTCTGGAGACTCAAATCTTTTGATCTGATTATGTGCAATTTGCAAAATAATCATACCCTTATCTTCACGCAAGACATTTAACAGATCTATGTATTGACGCCAGTATTTAAGCACCTCTACATACCCCTTACCATATCCAGGCTGTTCAATCGATTTCCAACCATTGTCTTGACAAGCCTTATCCCATATTAATGGTTCAAGCCAATCCAAAGAATCAATTACCACAGTTTTAAATTCGTGATCTTCGTTTATTAATTCTCTTAATCTTTGTAAGACACCAAGGTTTACGTCCTTATCATGTTCCTTTTCTTTATCAAAAGCCGGACACAACGGAAATTGTTGTGCATCAATGCTTCCCATACCATCTTCTGTAAGAATAAAGATTGGCTTTGGCATAGACGCACCAAAGGTCGTCTTACCAATACCAGGACCACCATACAATACAAATCTTGGTGGTTTCTTTTTAGACTTAGTTCTTATATCAGCTAACGACATTTTTACCCCCTTCAAGTAATTTTTTTAATTCGTTTTTATTAAAGTCCAATAAAATAGTTAATCTTCTTAGATCTCTAAGAAGACCATCTCTTTGCTTTTTATCAGACTGCCATTCGTTATATATAATAGAAGCCTCAGTAGATAACTCAGACTCTTTATACTCCACACCGCCTTCCTCGAAGACGATCACCGGTTCTTCAGACATTATTTTTCTCCCGTATTAAGTTTAAAAGTTTCACAAAGACTGCGTCCATTACAGAATTTGCAATGATCCCCAAATACATATTTAGGGTTTTCATCCATACAGGCATCCGCCCGTGGTTTCAGAAAATCGAATCCCCAGTTAGCAAGATTTTCTCCGGTGGTTTCCCATGTCTTAACCGCCCGTTCTTTCTTTACTCCTCTAGGTTGAACTATCGTTAGTTCCATAATTGTTTCAGCATTGCCATACCTGGTTAATGCACCCAGGCCATAGATCATTAGCTGTTTGTTATATTCCGGTGAGACTTGCCATTTACCAGATTTTAAATCTATTACACATATGCGACCTTCTGAAAGAATAATTGCATCAGCAGTACCCCATATGTTTTCACTTATCTCTTCCATTGAAACTTGTTCTTCAATTAACAATTTACCATTAAGTTCTTTTGTTCTTGTTTCCACATAGTCTGTATAGATCTTTGCACAATCGATCATTTCTTGATCTATCTCTATCTCAAAGTCCTCAACCATTTCAACTTTGCCAAGCCAATAATCTTCTAAAGATATATCACCATCTAAATGTCCTTTCATTAATATCTCAGACATCTGGTGAACCAAAGTTCCAGTCACGGCCGGGATGCTTGTGGTGTACGGAACTTGTGCCGCCAACTTAGGCATACCAGGACAGACAGTCCATTTGTCTGAAGCTGAAGGGGATAGTAGTGCGTGTTTACTAGGCATTGTTGGAAATGTAAGATTCTTTTTCTATTCTTTTAACATCATCAAGATCATACAAAATGGTGCCGGTTATTTTCCAATAACCAGGTCCAATACCTTTTGATCTTTTATTGTCTATTGTTTTTTTGCTAACACCCCAGCGTTTGGATAGTTCGTCAGCATCTATAGTGTTATTGATGTCAAATTCTTTCAGATCTTTTATTTCCATAAATTTCCCTTTTCTCAGATTTCACCTATAATACCTCAATATTACTAATAATGGTAATATTTATTTAAAAATAAGGAGTATTTATGTCAATAGACAAAGCTGCACCACAGGACTGGGATCAAGCAAGAGATCGCTTGGCCTCCAACAACCAAATAGGTGGAGATCACTACAATAAGGGAACCAAGATTGAACCGATAGATTACATAGTCGCAAACAATATTGGTTGGTGTTTGGGGAATGTAATTAAACTTGTGACCAGAGATAAGCATGACAAGATTGAAGATCTTATGAAGGCCAAGCATTACATAGACCTGGAACTTGAAAAGGTTTACGGGTTAGATAGTGATGGTAATAAGATACCAGAGGAGCTATTAAAAAAATCCTTATAGGAGTAATAATGAACTTATCTGATTTTGATGATCCGGTATTAAATGAAAGGAATAACAATACACCTGTTTATATAAATAGATACATTGCTCGTTCTTTAATTGATGTAGCTGGATCAAAAAATAAAGATCCTCAAGCGTTAGCGGAGTATTTTCTACAAGTAGGAATAAACTCCGTTAAGCATTACAAGGATCAAGAAGTTAAATTTGATATTGAAAGTCTTTAATTAAGATCTTTTAATATATCTTTGATGTTATTTACAGCATCATTGTTTTTCATGTGTTCATCAACGATGGTTAATCGACCTTGATCTAAAGGTTTGGAAAACACCACATTTCTATGTGGTATAGAAACAAAAGCAAACACATCTATCTCATTATCTTTATATCTTCTGTGTGCAACTCTTTGACCTTTACGCATATCAAACCGCCAATTCTCTCTGCCTTGTTCTATTTTAGATTGAGTTTTAACTTGGCATTTATACAGTTTTAAATTATGTTCAAAGATAATATCTGCGGATGAGTTGTGTGGAACAATGGTTACTGTGTCAGAAACTTGAGAGAGGATTGCTGCTGTGAGATATTCACCAAAACGACCAACTCGTTCTGTTGCTAGGGGCATTTTATTCTTCTAGTTTTTCTAATAGTTTTAGATCTATTTTTTCTTGCAAATCAGGATATCGCAACCAAGTTTCAAATCTGGCAATTTTGTTATTTTGCTCCAAGGTTTTTTTGATTTGTTGTTTTTTTGCGTAAGATGGCAAGAATTTATATTCATCAGATTGTATTAAATCTAGAACTTGTTGTTTTGTATTTAATAATTGATGTTGTGCCATCATATATTCATATTGTTCAGGCGTTAAATCAACTCCCTGTACTGTTCTTCTTGGCATACTTGGATAATATTCAATATCTAATAACTCATTAAAAACAATATCATTGGTTATTTGTTGCTCCCTCGCAGGAGAAAATACTTTTCCAACCCTACCAAGAATATCCGGAGCCGCACCTGGAGAATATTTTATAGGCTCTCCAAATAGGTTTCTTTTTGATGGAAGGTTAGGTGACATTCCAGGAGTTTTATTCATAACAGCATCAAGTAATCCTCTTACATCCCTTACATATTCATCGTCATATCTTCTTATATATCCAGATACATTAGGTATTGGACTGGTTAAAAAGTTTCTTATGTAAGTTGGTCCATATCTTTCAGGATCATCCATTGCTTTTATAAGATCGGATACTCCACGCAAATAAGTTTTATTTGTTATATTGTCCGCAAAAGATGCAACCATATAAGTTCCAACCTTTAACAATTCTTCATTTAATTTTTCAAGAGTTACATCTTCTTCTGCAACCAAAAGGTTATCATTTACCATATTTACAACATTAACAAAGTCTGCTGTCAAACCGAGCAATATTCCAAATGGCTCAAATCTTTGATAAGAAATATATTGATCTCCAACTTTAATTGAATATTCTTGCCACCCAGTTTCTCTAAGAATTGCTCTTTCTCTTGGATCTTCAGGCCCTCTTCCAGTTATTAATCCTTGATTTGCATACAATCCAAGAACAGACATAACTCCACCAGTAAAAAGCATTTTTGATCTTGCTATATCTGCTTCTGCACCACCAGCATCAATTGCATCTTTGTATCTTTTAGAAATCACGCCTAACGGAGTTCTTTCAAAAGCATATTTAACAATATTTACCGGAGTTCTAATAAATGGTGCAAAAAATCTTCCTAATTTAAACCATGGTTGAGACAAAATATTTTGTGTAGCTTGTCCAAATTGACCTAATGGATTTGTGTATGTTTGATATCTTGCATAGTCTGTGGCTCTTAAATCTAAATCCGGAGCTTGTTCCAATGGATTTTCTAATATTTCTTTTACCCTAGCTCTCACAGAAGATAGGCTTTTTTTACCTTCTTTAATTGCTTGTCTGGTTGCTAATCCCATTAACTCTTGTCTGTAATTTATAGCTTTAAAAAACAAATCTTCTGCCGCTAATGCTCTGGTTGGTATTCTTATAAATTTACCTTTAAGACCACTAATAGATTTTTGCCTAGCTAATTCTACTTTTAAAAATGGATCATTAATAAAATCTTCATCTAACAATGCTTTAGAACCAGCTTTTAAACCATCTGCGAAACCAAGAAGATTTCCTAATAATCTGGCTCCAACTTCTTTAAATGTTATTCTATCTGCTGCTTTTGCCCCTCTAAGCAATCCAAAAACTGCGGCTGTTCCTTGCTCACCTACAGATAATAAAATATTACTAGCGTTGCCAATCATATTTACAAAATGTGTTGGGGGTGCTGATAGCAAAGCATTTATCCATGCTTCTTGTATTTTATCTAATGCAGATGGCTTCCATGCTTCTTTAAGAAATTTACTTACTTGAACAGGATTATCTAATTTAGAAATAGCATCAGCCATAACATCTAAAATATCAGCACGACCTTTATTTTCTTTAAAATATTTTGTTATAAATTTTGTATTTCTTCCGTCTTCCGCTTTTACCGGAACATCAAAAGACTTTAATACTCTACCTGCTTCTGCTGCCTGGCCAACAAGTCTTTCTAAAATACTTACATATCTAGTAATTGCTAAATCAAATTCATATTTTAATTCAGGTGTAGATTTTGTAGGATCTTTCATTGCAGAACTTAAATCTGTAACTTCTTTCAATGCCTCTGCGTGTGCAACTCTTAACTTATACATATTAACAGGATCAAGAACTTTTCCTGCTTGACCATCTAAAAGTTCATCTATTGATATTCCTGTTTCCTCAGCTAATGCTTTTAAATTTTCTCCATTACTACCAAATTTAGTTACATTTCTAGCAATTTCTAATGGTTCTTCATAATCTTTGGCTATTTGTTCTAAAGTTTTTCTTTCAGGAATACTTGTATCTAGCCTATTCATGTTTACATTAATAATATATTTAGATTTTATCTCAGGCCTTTGTCCAACTTCAGTTGGTTTTTTTATTACTTGTGTAAATTTACTATTCAAATCTACATCTTTTACATAATCTTCAAACTCTGTTCTAAGTCTTGGTATTACATCTGCAATATCTTTTTCAGACAAAGGTGGTGGATTTATACCAGGATCTTTTAAATTTTTTAAACTAGGCAAACCAACATTACCCTCTATCAAATCTTGTTCTATTGCTTCTTTTCTTGCGTTTTGAGATTTAGCCAAAGAAGCCATTTCGTCAAATGATTCTGTTTGTTTTGTAGAAGCATCTAGCAATAATTGTATTTCTTCGTTGGTTGATTTTTCGGGTCTAATACCAAAGGATTTTAATAATTCTTTTTTATCTTCTATTTCTCTAACAGAGTTTTCCCATTCTGCAATTTTATCTATTTCAGATGAACGAACAGGATTCGTTTCAAACAATTCCATAAATTCATCAACGCCTATTAACGTATCAGGCTCACCAGGACGAGGCACTGGCAACCAATTATCTTCTCTCATTCTTTGCACTATTTCATCTGTGTCGAAGCCATCAGATTTAATATAAGGTTTTCTAGTTTTTTCTGCCATTCGACTAAATTCACGACCGATTTGTGATTCAGGATTAATTCTATTTTTTCTTAACCATGACTGAAAATCATCTACTTTAGGTCTTGCTGGTTCTTTCAAAGAAGATGGCATTTTTGTTGGTCTTGACTCTTCTATTACAAATCGTTTTGCAGTATCTAGGCTTTCAAAAGTTTGCTCAAAAGGAATAAATTGAGTTTGCTTTTCTAGGTCAGATGCTTTTAATTCACCTGTAATATCTGCTTCTAGTCTTTGATTTATTTGTTCTGGTGTTAGTGGTTCGGTTTTAAAAACTCTAAATAAACCAGGTGTTTGTTCGGCAATTTCAAAGTTATCTTTTTTAATCTTTGCTGTGTATACATTTCTATCAGCATCGTAATTAAATGGTGTTTTTGTTGCCTCAGATCTTTGCTTTCTAATTGCTTCCACTGTAAGACCAGGCTCTTCTATAGGAGTTTTAGGAATTACTTGTTCAACTTCTTTATTGGCCTCTTCGGCTTTTTGCACAGCACTTTCGCTTGTTTGCAATGTTTCTTCAGGAACATCTTTTTTTCTAATATTTTTTATTGCCCTTAAACTATTAAATACAGTTTCAAAAACGACTCCGGTTGCAGCACCCTCGATTGCCATTTTTAATCTACCGACCGCACGAGGATCATCCTTGTCTGCTTGTAAAAATTCTGTAACTGGATTTTGCAAAGATGGAAAAGACTCTATAAAATTAGACAATCTTTCTTCTGTGGGAGAAAAAGCAAATTGTTCAGCAGCAGTACCAAAGACTGCAGATCTAATCCCTTTTTGCAATAAAGATGCACCTTCTCTAACAGGACCAGCCGCTTTTGAAAGGCCCCCAAAAGGTATTGCAATACCAGTAAGATCTCTTGCAAAACTTCCAACAGGAACATCTACACCTTTAACCTCCAATGATGTAGTTGGTTCTTCTATTTCTGGTAAATCAGGGGTTACATCTATTAACTTAGAATAAACAGCTTTTATTGGATCATATTTTCCTTGAAAGGCTAAAGATTCTTGTAAGTTATCTTTAGTAACTTGAGCCACATCTCTTATAGCACCAGCACCAATTCTATATAAGTTTTCTATAGTGCCTACTTCTTCTTTTTCAAAATTTTGAAATGTTTGCTTTTTAAACTCTGATAGAGTTATTGGTTGTGCTGGTTTTGCAGAATCTTCAGATAATTTTTTTTTAAATTCGCTTAGGGTTAATGGTTGATTTGGTTCTGCCATGATTCATTTTAATCCACTATAATCACATTATTATTAAATTTCACATAGCTTCCTTTTGGATATTTTTCAGCTTCATCTAAAGAGGTTATTTCTACCGGATTATCTTTAGTTCCTTTTGCCACCGATTGACTTCCTCCTGGAATACCTCTAGTTCTTCTCTCAAAAACATCAAGGTTTTGTATAAACGCTTCTAATTGTAAATCTTCCGCAGATAATTTTTCGCCACTAGCATATTTTTTTGCCAAATATGCTTTGTAATCTGCAATGGTTTTTTCTTTTTCAGGCTTTTGTGTTTCTAGGAACAAAGCAGCTTTCTCTCTTAGACTTAAAGCCTTTAACAATCTCTTTTGACTTTCAGGCAAGTTAGACTCGTCAATCGCTTTGTTGATCTCAGCCTCGCTCTGTGCGGTTGCTTGTTTTAATTCTTTTTGTTCTTGCATCTGTGATGCAAGTTGTAATCTTTTAGGATCACCGGATAGTCTTGCGGTTTCGATGTTAAGAATGTCTGCTAGTTTTTGAAATGAATTTGCCATAATTAATTAACTGCCTGGAGTGTAATATGTCTGGAATCCAGGGCCAAGAGAGTATGTTTGCTGTGCTGGTTGCGTTATAGATGGTTGAGATGTTCTCATGCCACTAAAAGCACTTTGCATAAATGGAGAACCAAGAATGTTTAGTGCAGATGTTACGCCTTCTAATGAAGATGGTTGATAAGCAGATGTTCCACCAAACTGAGGTTGACCGCTAAGACCTTGAGCCAATAAACCAAGTTGTTGTTTTGGATAATCTAATGCTCTGCCAAATTCTTGGTAAGGAACATCCAACGCTCTTTGTTGTAAAAGTTGTTGTTGACCACCGATACCACCAAGTAATCCAAGGCTTCTGTATTGTTCGCCTAAGAGTTGTTGTTGGATACCAGCCTGAAATGCCCTATCTCGCATCTGTCTTTCGATGTCTGATTCTGCGGCTCTTTGTGCCTGTTCAAAACCAGCTTGTCTTAATGCGGCTGAAGTTCTTGCCTTTTGTTCTATGTAAGGTCTGGTTGCTTCAGTTTCAAGTAAAGCTGAACGAGATCCACCAAATGCACCAGCTTTAATTGCTCTTGATTGTGCTAGTTGTTGGGCAATATCAGATTCTCTCTGAATATCAGCCATAGTTTGATCTATGACTTGTTGCTGATAAGGTGATTGATATGCACCAATATCTGCTTGTAATAAACCTGGTGTTGGTTTTTGGCCTAATTGACTAAGTGTTCCAAGCGGATCGTATTGTTGACCAGCTTCAAACATACCACGGGTAGCTTGAAAGGCTCTAAGTTGATCCGGAGAAAATCCAGCAACTCTTTTGCCTGTGTAAGGTACAAATGGTTGAGCCGCAATGCCCTGAGATCTTCTGTAAAGATCTTCATACATGGCCTGTTGCGCAGGATCCATCTGTGTAACTGTTTTGCCTGTTTCTGGATCAAACGCTTGTTTTGCTGCCGCCGCCGATCCAACTACTGCAGCTATTGTTGGTATTGCTTGTGCCATATATCTATCCTATAACTCTTTACTTATCATGTATTCTTGTTCAAATCCAAGGTGTTTAACCTTTCTAAACCAACCTTTACGACCAATTCCAGTAATTTTATCTATACCTATTTCTCTTGCGTAGTTTTCTATACTTTTATAAATCTCTTCCACTTCTTCATATTTACCAGCTATGCAGAGAATGTGTAATACTTTCTTGTTAGGAAAAACTACAAATTCTGTAACAATAGCTGATTTTTTACCTGGCCATAATAAAGCTATTCCATTTCTTATTTTATCTTCTATGTCTTCAATTGTATAGGAGTCTTGGTATTCTATAGCTTTTTCAATTAAAGGCTTACAGCGTTGCCACTGCACTTCCCACTCTTCGGGTTCTTTTTTAATTGGTATGACTTTATTAATCGCCTTTTCCATATTCAACGATACTCATGTGTATATCTAAATTACCAGCATGATTGCCTTGTACTTTAATAATTTCACCTTGATGAATAATAATGGGTCTTTCTAATAGCTCTGTAGTGCTGTTAGCAGTAATAACCTTGCCACTAAATAAATTAAAAGTATCTGTATCATGCGTATTAGTTACATCTATTTGGGTTTGTTGACCTTGATGCTCACATACTAAAAATGATTGAATAATAGAAAAAGTAAAATCATCACCAGAAGGTGATGTATAAACAGTGTAATCAGTGTTAGCCAAAGCAATGTTTATATGAACATTCTCCGCCCTTTGTATGTACTGTCTTTGCGAGGATAAATCCATTATCTTTTACCTCTTGGTCTAACATCCAAGCGTATATTACCTACTTGGAAGTCTTGATTGGTGCTGCCTGTGACTGTCATTTGTACTTGTCTTGCTGTAAACCTAGCATCAGTATAGCCATCACTTTCAAAAGTAAATGATCCAAAGTCCGTTGTTGGTCCTAGTGGAGTAAATTTACCTTTGAAACTAATGGTAACACCAGGCAAAGAATTAGCTTCTTCATCTGGGATAATTTGATTGCATTGCACATAGTTATCACCATTGCCTATTTGTATAGGCCCTGTCTCACAAAATGGTACTTGTGAGTTTAGATTAGGTGAATTATCTAATGTGGTTGATTCATGCTCATAAACAAAGCCTAAACTGTCACCAGCAATGGGATAAGTAAATGCACCTTGGTCAATCCAAAAGCCTCTGTCCATAGAGCCAATAGACCATACATTGCTGTTGTAGTTCCAAATAACATATTTATTAGAAGTGTATTGACCATCACCGCTTGGGAATCCCCACCATATTTCATTAAAGTTAGAGTTATGTCCGCCCCAAGATGCTGCTCTACCTGCTACATTGATGTTATCAAAAACATAATCATGCACTTCGCAAGGTAATTCTCTAACACTACCATCATAAATATAAAAAGCGTTTTCACCCATCCATGCAAGGAAATTACCTGTAGATACAACTGTTCTTGGACTGATTGATTTACAGTTAGTTCCTGCATCGGCTATACCATAAACAAAAGGTGATCCAGCATAAAACATTCTGTTAATACCAGTATCACTAAAAATAATCACATCAGATCTATATTTAACACCAAACAAAGCTCTTCCGCCTGTAGGTATTTGCAAGTCTCCTGCTGTGTTTGTGGCTTTCGATGTCCAGTTGTTGCGATCTTCCCTATTTGACCAAGCAACATTCCTAGGGTCATCTGACGAGCCTATAGCCACTAAATGTCTTTCATTGGTGACTAAGGTTGATAAGTTGCCTGTGGGTGAGTTGGTTACAACTGTTGCGATGGTATCAGGTGAGCCACCTGAGGAGTCTGGTTGCCATTTATAAATCTTGCCATCTTTAGAAAAAGTAAAGATTAAATCTTCACCCCAGTTATCAAAAGAAAAATAACCAGCCCGTAAAACTAAACCTGATTGACTTCTAGCATCACCATAGTCTTCTTCACCATAATGATATGCACCAAAGCCTAATGGATCATCACTTGCATCATTAACAAAGCCTACTGGTGTGATGTCTGTCCAAGTGTTGTCATACAAAACATAAACTTTTTCTCTTGTACCAACTCCTAGAACATTGTTACCAGCATTATCTTTATAACCATATAAACCTATGATAGATCCGTCTAATGCTGTGGCTCTAAGTTTTTCCCACCCGCCAATAGGTTTTAAATATCCGTTTTCAAAACGCACCAAATCACCATCGACCCAACGCCCTTTATTGGCGTAGTCTGTACCATTGGTTACGATTCCTGCAGGGGGTGTTATTGGAAATAATGCCATTTAGACATTATATATAATTTATGTTTTAAAGTAAGCAGGTAATCCAATCATCGGTCTACCATCATACTTGTTGCTTTCAGCATCTTTACCACTAGCATCGTTGTAGTGTAAAAACACTTGTCCGCAATCCTTACCTTCAAAAGGTTCACGCCAATGCTCTAATTCACAACCACGATACATCAGCATATCGCCTGGTTTTAAGTTTACTTCTACGCCTTTTTTGCCTTCTTCACCTGATGGTTCTAAAAATATAGGCCAATCATCACCACCTAAGTTCATGGTGGTAGATATCTCGCAAGAATATCTATCTTTATGTCTTTTTAACTCATCACCTTTTTTGTAGATTCTTGCATACGAATAAGTTTCAGTTAGTTTTACACCTGACTCTTTTTCCATAATAGGTTTAACTTTTTGCAATAAAGTTTCCATAACGATATCTGAGTAATGTGAATAAGTTTCAGGTATTTGTTGATCGTTCCAAACTCCAAAGTATTCGGTAAATTGTGATATGTATCTTTCATCAAACAAATGTCTTGCTACTGCTCTTTTATTTAAAAAGTATTGATAACAAAAATCTGCTAACTCTGTTGATATAGCGTTTTTAATAACTTGGTATTTATTTTTCTTAAAGCTCATCTGAATGGATATCCTAAATTCCAACACACTAAGGAGTGTCGTATTCCTTTGGTTACTGGTTTGACTCTATGCCAAACAAAAGATGGAAAGATAATCACGCTACCTTTCTTTCTAATTTCTTCACATATTCTTGGCTGTGAGCCTTCGTCTGTGTTTCTAAAATCAAACTCTAAATCTCCGCCTTCATATTCTTCAGGATCGGTTAAAGATACAGTCATGCTAAGTTTTCTTAACTTGTTATGCACATTTTGATTTTCAGGATTATTGTAAGGTTCTTCGTAAGAGTCGCAATGCCAATCGTAAAACTGACCTTTCTTGTATTCGGTAAATTGACAAGACTCTGACCAATCCCATTCGAAATTCCAACCAGCGTTATAATTTGCTTGATGGATGTAAGGTTGTATTTCGTTGTATATCCATCTATCTGACATCCAAACAACATCAGACTTGCGTTTCTTTTGAATGTTTTTAAGCTCTAGTTTAGTTAAGTTATCTTTATTAGCGTTGCCTGTAAGAGCCATTTGTTTATCTTGCTCTTTACCATAACGAACTATGTCATCACATATTCTTTCAGGTATGGCTGATTGAAAGTACCAGTAATAGTATTTTAGATTCATCTTCTCTCTCTTAAGAGATCAGTATAGTTTAGATGTGGTTTAAAAGAAAGGTTGGTTAGTTTGTCCAATCACCAGCTTTGACTAGTCTAAATACTGTTCTTAAATCCCAAACGCTTGATGCTCCTATGGC